GCGGGCATGAGACGTTACCTCCAGGCGTACGGTGCGGATTGAATGCGGGCAGAGAGCGAATCGAGCATGAAGCCGCTGACGGTGCAGAAGACGTCCTTCGTGCCTGCGCTGAAGTTGACGGCAGCGTTGGCGTTGGACGACATGTAGACGCGGCTGCGGACGAGCGTTGACGCTGCGGAGAGATAGCCGAGGCCGATCTCCCACTCCGTGCTCATGACGATGGCGTACTCAAACCAGACGTTGGTCGCGTGCGCATCGTTGAGCGCCTGATAGCCAGACGCCGCGCCCGCAAGCGTGAAGTTGCCCGTGCCCGTCGTCGTCGCCGTCTCCTTGGCGTTGTTGATGACGGGCAGCGACGGCCCGCCACCACCGCCCGATGCGTTCAGCGTTGTGCCCGACATCGACAAGTTGGTGCCAAGCGTGATCGCCGCGACGTTGCCAGTCGATCCGCGCCCGAGCAACTGCGAAGCCGCAAGCGCAACCTCGCTGTAATCGCCAGACGTCGCGGCAGCGCGCGCGAGCACGACGTTACCGGCGCTCGCGTTCTGCATCTTGGCGTAGGTGACAGTGTTGCTGGTGATGGTAGTAGCGAACGAGCCAGTGCCAGAGCCAATGACATCACCAGTCAGCGTGATGGTCTGATCACCCGAGTTGGTGCCGGTCAGATTGAGCAGCGTCTTTGCTTGTGCGACAGACAGGTCTTCGGGGCTGCCGGTGCCAGCCGTTGTGCGTCCTTTGAAGGTGGCAGTCGCAACATCAGCGAGCATGGAGTTCGTGACAACGCCAGCTGCAATCGTAGTGGCGAAGCTGCCAGTACCCGAGCCCGTGACGTTACCAGTCAAGGTGATCGTCTGATCACCCGAGTTGGTACCAGTCAGGTCGAGCATCGTCTTGACTTGCGCGACGGTGAGGTCAGCTGGATCAGCCGCGCCGCCAGTGTTGTTGCCCTTGATCGTCAACGCCGCCATGTTGGCGAGCATAGAGTTAGCAACAACGTCGGCAGCAATCGTGGTAGCGAACGAGCCAGTGCCGCTGCCGGTGACGTTGCCGGTCAGCGTGATGGTTTGATCACCCGAGTTCGTGCCGCTGATCGTGGCGTCGCCCGCCATCGTCAACGTACGATCCGAATCCCCCGTCACCAGCGTAAAGGTGCGCGCAGCGGTGAGGTCCGAACCCGCATTGATGATCAGATTGTGCGTGTTATTGGTGTCACGCAGCTGCAAGCTGTTCTGCGCGATCTGCACCGTGCCGGGCAACACCAGCGTGCTCGACAGGCTGAGCGTCGGGTTGGCGGACACGCCGTTGCCATCGGCGACACTGACTTGGTTTGCCGTGCCCGTGATGGTGCGACCAACAAACGTGTCGGGCGCCGTCTGCGTCAGAATACCGTTGGTGTTGTAGCCAGCCAAAGCCGTCAACGTCGCGTCGGCGGTCTGTGCACCGATATCGCCGGGCGTGTAGGCGAGCAGCGTCTTCACCTGGGCAACAGTCAAGTCAGCCGGATCGGCTGAGCCCCCGGTGTTGTTGCCTTTCAGCGTGCTCGCCGCCATGTCAGCGAGCTTGGTGTTCGTTACGGAGTTGGCTGCGATCGTCGCGGCGAACGAACCCGTACCCGAGCCTGTCACGTCACCCGTCAGCGTGATCGTCTGATCGCCCGAGTTCGTGCCGGTCAGATCGAGCATCGTCTTCACCTGCGCGATCGTGAGGTCGAGCGGGTCGCCCGAAGCGCCGGTGTTGTTGCCCTTGATCGTGTTGGCTGCCATGTCGGCAGCCTTCGCGTTCGACACCGCGTTGTTGGCGATGGTCGTTGCGAATGAGCCCGTGCCCGAGCCGGTCACATCGCTCGTCAGCGTGATGGTCTGGTCGCCCGAGTTCGTACCGGTCAGATCGAGCAGAGCCTTCGCCTGCGCAATCGACAGGTCCTCAGGATCGCCGGTGCCAGCGGTCGTGCGGCCTTTGAACGTCTGCGTCGCCATGTTGGCGAGCTTGGCGTTGGTAACCACGTCGTTGTCGATCGTGATGACCGTACCGGAACCACTCGCCGTGACGTCGCCGTAGTCGCCATCCGCCAGCGTCGAGCCGCCCGTGGTCGCCGCCGTGATCGTGATCTCGTCGTTCGTCGCGTTCGTCGTGATCGTGATGTTCGCACCGGCGATCAGCGTGAGCGTATCGCTGGTCCCATCGGCGACGACGTTCGACTGTCCCGACACTGCGATGGTCGTGAAGACGTTCTGGTCACCGGTGTTCGTGCCGGTCGCGGTGCCGCCGCCCGTCGCGAAGTCCGCGCCGGTGAGGGCCGCGTTGAACTCAGCGAGCGAGCCGGTGATGCCGACGATCGAGGTCTGGTCACCGGTGTTCGTACCGGCGAGGTTCAACATCGTCTTGACGTCGGCAACGCTCAGATCGGTCGGGTTTGCCGAGCCACCCGAGTTGTTGCCCTTGATCGTCATCGTCGCCATGTTGGCGAGCTTGGCGTTCGTCACCGCGTCGGCTTCGATCGTCATCGTCGTGCCGGTACCGCCGACAACGATGTCGCCGTAGTCGCCGTCAACAAGCCCCGCACCACCGCCGCCAGACTGGTCGGGGTCGAGGTTGTGCGTGTTGAACAGGTAGGCGAACCCGGCGATCTCGTTGGGACCGGAGGTGCTGCGGAACGCAACCGGGTTGCTCTCGATCGTGTCGAACACGGCAACGCCGTCGACTTCCAGATCGAAATCCTTGAACTCGATGATACCGGCAGACAGCAACAGCGTCGGCACCGAAACCGGGTTGGTCTCGGCGAAGTACGTGTGCGAAGCCGTGAGCGTCAGTGCGCTCTGGCTAAGGAGGGACTTCAACGCCATCGTGGCCCTCCTATTACTTGATCAAAAGAGCAATCGCTCCCGGAGCCCAGCCAATACCCTCACCGATGACAACGTTCTTCGGAGACGAAAGCGGACCGTAGAGAAGCGGATTGGGCGTCCCGACGTCATCGTAGATGACACCATGAGTTACAGAACCCCACGTGCCGGTCGTCGCAGGACCGAACGTGACGGCTGCCGAGTTGGACATTGACGTGCCGGTGCCGACCAGCGAGGAGGGGGCACCGAACGCAACCGCCTGACGCGTGTAGCCAATCGAGGTACCGACCTCGTTGAAGCCGGAGTTGTCGCGCGTGGGATCAGCCTTCGACAGCGCCATCGACAGGGCGGCAGGCGCGGCAGGCATTGCCGAGCCCTTCATCCAGTCGAGGACGTTCTCGCCCAGGTACGCGCTGATGACGCCACCGATCGTGACGCTGATGTCACCGGCCTGGAAGTCGAAGGTCGAGCCAGCCTGGACAGCCTTCACCGAGGTGATCGGCGCGTGCCAGAGCAAGTCATCGCCGGTGGTGATGATGAAGACGTGCGTGATCGTCGAGGCGCCGAGACCCGTGAACTGGATCAGGGCGTCGTTGGCCATCTGCACGCCCGGATCGTTAGCGATCGAGATCGTCCCGAAGGTGATCGGCTGACGCGCGTAGGAGCCGCCCGGCTCGGTAATGCCCGAGCCGTCGTCAGTCGGATCAGCCGTCGAGAGACCGATGCGCACCGTGGGCACGGAGGGAAAGTTCGTGCCACGAAGCCAGTCAGCGATCAGGTCCTCAAGGTAGCTACCGAGGTGTCCGCTCATGGCTTACACCCCCACCTTCTTGACGCGGATGGCGGAGATACGCCCGGCGCCCGAGACAGGCAGCGCGGAAATCTTGGTGCCCTCGGCGAGGTAGACCTCCAGAGGCACGTTGGCTTGAAGCTCGAAATCGGTATTCGCCGCTGTCGGGTTGGAGCCGAAAGCGATGTGGGTCGCTGCGCTCACCAGGATCAAGTAGACGCCCTCTTTGAGAGCGTTCGACGTGGCGACGGAGGGATTGGTGACGGAGCCCTTGAACAGCGTGTCAGAGGCGGGCGTGTCGAAGGAGTAAGTCGTCATGGTGTGCCTCTCGCTGACTAAGGTAAGGAAGGAGAGGCGGCCCGAGAGCCGCCTCTTGTCTTCGTGCCGGTCTTAGATGACCGGGCTGTCGGCGATCCAGGCCGCGTACGTAATCGACGGCGTGGTGCCGCCGAGCGTCGCCTTGATGGCCATCCAAAGCTCGTTACCCGAGTAATCGGTAACGATGGCATTGATGGTCTTCGAGTCGACGAGCATCTCGTACACGCCGGTCGAGACGAGCGGGCCGAGCGTGCACACCGTCTGCGGCGTGTCCGACTGGGCGAGCGTGTCGTCAACCTGGAGCGTCAGCGTGTAGGTCTCATCACCCGTGGTACGGTCGATGGCGGTCACGTCGACGACAACGCGGATCGTGCCGTGCGGCACTTCCTTGTTGCTGTCCCAGTACGCTGCGGACAGAATACCGAGAGGAACAGCCGTCTCGGTCGCCGTCGCGGTCTCAGCACCATCCGAAGCTAGGCGGAGGGTCGAGTTCGCGGCGACGTCCATGGCGGCCTTCACGCGAGAAGCATTGGCACCCATTTTAGTTCTCCTACAAGTTCAGTTCCGTTGATGGCTTCCTCAGAAGGAAGTCGTGGCTTACGCCACGACCGCCGCGTTGGAGATACCGCGCAGGCGAGCGGCGCAACGACCGTGAAGGGCCGCCATGCCAACCAGCCACTCGACACGAGTACGCAGGACAGGCTTGGCATCGATCTCACCGAGGTCGTCGACCTCCATGATGCCGTTCTGCAAGCCGGTCAGCATGCTCTCACCGAGCGACACGACGTAGAGCGAGGTCGCCGTTGCGGTCGAACCACCGGAACCCGTCTCGTTGAAGTCGAGGATGCGGGCACCGTCGTCGTCCATGTCGACGATCACGATCGGGAGATCGTTGTAGTACGCGATCTTCTGACCGAACTCGTCCTTGTCCCAGGTGATGAAGCCCGAGACGCCCGTGGCGCGCTGGGCAGCCGTCAGACGGCGGCGCAGAGCCTTGGACATGAGGATGTGGGTCGGGTTGTCGACCGCGTCGATCGCCTCGTCGAGCTTGGCGAGCGAGAGGGCGTCACCGCCGTTCGTCGCACCGGCGTCGACGATCTGCGAGCCCGTCAAACGGTTCTGGATGCCGTCGAACTCACGCGGCTCGGTGATCGAGTCGCCCTTGACCATCTTCTTGAGAAGATAGCCCGCCATCGCCTTGACCTTCATCTCGGTCTGGGTCGAACGGACGCGGGGACCGCGCGTCTTGATCATCGCCTTGTCGACGTCGATGTCGCCGCCAACGATGCGCAGGACTTCGACCTGCGGATTGATGACACCGGTCGACTCGGCATAGGCCTCGTTGAACGCACGGAAAGCCACGCCGGGGAGGGAACCCTCCTGGGTGTAGCTGTAGGAGCCACCGTTCACGTCCATGAAGGGCATGACGCGGAGCAGGTCGCCGCCACGGGCGAACATTTCGATCACGGGGCCGCGAACAACGTTGCCGTCGTCGATCTTTGAGGCCTCAATCAGTGTCATCGGCATGGGAGAGTCTCCTATGGAGTTGGCAACCAAACTAACGTGAACGTGAGTTATTCTGCCCACAATGAGCAGAATTCACCCACAGACTCAGTCGTAAGGGCTGCCAACTCCACTGGAGCGGTTATGACCCTTGCTTCTGACCCCAGTGCGAGTTCAGCCGTTCCACCGGTGCGAGCTTGTCGAACTGCTCTTTGGGCATTCCGCCGCGCTTCTCACCGTTGTTCAGCCCGCTTCCGCCCCCGGCAGAAGCCTTTCCGAGGTAGGGCGCTTCCTTGAGGAGGCTGCCCATCCATTCCTTCACCGTCATCGGTCCACCGCTGCCATCGGCGCTATAGACCACGACGCCATCCTTCTTCGGCACGAGCTTGCCGTCTTCCTCGACATGGAAGACGTCGCCCGCCCGGCGCATCACGTCCGCGAGTGCCTGCGGGTTGACCCCGGAATCGGCTGCGAGAACCGCCGCCGAAATGGCACTGTCGCGCACGGAAGCGCGGTACTTGTTCGCGAAGGCATCACGCTCGCTCTTGAGCGCCTGCTCCCGCTGCGAGGCTTCACGCGCCTGGGCCTCGTAGGCCTCGCGTGCCGCCTTCGTCCGATTCTCGACCTCGGTGGCGATGTCGCCGGAGGCCTTCAACTTGCCGTCCTTGACCAGCTGGGACGTTGCCCGGAGGTCCGTCAATTCTGCCGACACAGCGGCGATGTCCTCGCCGAAGGTCTTGGTGTACGTGGTGAGCTTGGCAACTGCCTCGTCGCGCTCGCGCAGGTACTTAACGTTGTTGTCCCGAAACTCATTGAGCTTCGTCGTCGGCGAGACCTCGACAATCCACTTGCCACTGTCTTCGGTCGCGAACTCCCCAAGACCCTCAGGGATGGCGTCTTTTGACGCGAAAGTAAGTTTCGGCATGTATGTACAACTCCTATGACGGCACCGCCGCTGCACATGACAGACCTTCTGTCATGTTGTAGAGACGGTGTTAACACATTTCATTTACCGTGTCAACGAAAATGACACGTTTTACCAAAGAACGTCAGCAGACAGAGGCCGCGCGCTCTGTAGCAGCGTGATTTCGATCTCCGCGATGTTGTCGATGCCGTTGGTCGAGGCATACAGCATCCACGACGTGCCGGAGCCGGTCGTCCAAATCTTGTCCACGCCGAGCCCATTCAGATCGATGAAGTCTTCGCCGGAGTCGAAGTTGCGCACGGTGTCGAGGTCGCGGGCATAGACCGTGTCGGCTGCCGTGTCGTTGCCGAGGTTCAGGTCGTCGATACCGCCGTTGCCGTAGATGCTGTCCGCACCCGCGCCTGCGCTGATGGTGTCGTTGCCGTTGCCGCCGATCAGGGTGTTGGCGAGGCCATTGCCGTAGATGGTATCGTCTCCGTCGCCGCCATTGGCGTTCTCAATGACCGTGCCGGGGCCGATGGCGGTACCCCCGGTGGCTCCGCCAGACGTGCGGTAGGAGAACCCACCCGCGCCGTTCGCCGTCTGGTCGAGCGTCGGGCCTGCCAGACTGATGATGTCGTGGCCGTTGGTGCCGACGAGCGTGTCGTTACCAGAGACGTCGTAGATCGTCGCGGTGCGCCCGGTCGCCAGATTGTGGGTCGTGTTCCCGGCGTTGGTCGTCGTGTTGGCTCCGTACATCGCCTGAAGGGCCTCGATGTCGAACACCATGGGGCCTTCGGCACGCGCGCCGTTGTACGCGTTGTAGGACATGACGGACGTGTGATTGGCATTGAAGCCGAACTCGCCAGTGTCACCGGAGCCGCTCACTCCAGGCCATGGCGTCGAGGCGTGCGCGTCATAGGGGCTGCCGTGCGGATGGCTAAGCCCAAGCATATGGCCCCACTCGTGCGCGATCAGCCAAGGCGTGATGTCCTTGTTCGCGTCGTCGATGTAGAAGCCTTCGAGCGGCGTGTGGACCGTGCCGTAGTCACCCGCCGTGTCGAGCCAACCCCACCAGTCGAGATCGGGGATGGAAAGCTCGCTCTCGCGCTGATCGTGGGCGGTGGTGGCGTTCGTGTATTTGTAGTTCACCACTTCCGCCTCGGAGATATCGACCTCCTGGAAATCGATGTTGCAGACGGCCTCGTAGGCAGCGACCACAGCCGCGAACCAGCCGCGCTCGGTCGTTGTCCAGGTCGCGACGGCGTCGGAGATCGTGTACTTGATGACGTTATCCTGACCCACGTCGAGCCACGAGTCCATAGTCAAGCGGTCAGAGTAAATGCTCATGTTTCAGTCCTTTTTGGGTTGGGGGTAGGCTTAGCGGAAGATGCCCGTCGCCGGATACCGGTTACGGCGGCGCCCAGGCTTGGTACCGTAGACGCGACGGATCACGTCACGGAACGTCTTCAAATGCAGGGGGGAAATGAAGACGAGGTAGTAAATGCCGTTCGCCGCGTACTGGGTGCGCAGGTTGAACGCGTGATAGGTGTAGCTCTCGTCGATCGCGAGTTTCGCGTCGAAAGCCTTTTTGGGAAGCTCCGGGTAGTGTGCCCACACGTACCCGTCCCGCCCGAGCTTCTCCGCCATCTGGACAGGCACGCGCAGCGACCCCTTGTAGATCAAGCGGGTGCCGTCCTGCATGTAGTAGGGGAAAGCGACGTGGGTTTTGCTCATGGCTCAGACCGGATCACCGATTGTCCAGACAGCGACGCTCTTACGTCCCCGGCGCTGCTTGACGTAGTAGTGCCGACCGTCGTTGGCGTGCAGCAGCTTGGCGTGGTTGATGGCGTAGTTGCGTTGCGAGAATGTCGTGTGGTGCCGCTCGTCGTCGCCGCTTGAGAACCAGACCTCGTAAGTGATCGGCTTGGCGGGGCGGATGGTGATAGAAATTTTCGCTTCCTTGTCGCCGCCAGTCATGGCGTGCAAAACGCCATCCACCGTATTGTCTACCGCGACATACGTGTCTTCTGCGGACAGGTCGCGAAGCGTCTCGGGCGTGTAGCCTGCCCGGCTGATCGTCACGTCGAACTTGCCACTCACGTCAACTTTCTCCCATGTTGCACGCCAATCTGGAGTGCCTTTGCTGTAGCGCGGGCGATCTTCACGTCCTCCCCGAGGCTCGCGAATTTCGCGAGGGCCGGGAACAGCCCCGCTTTGATCCCAGCGCGTAGGGCCTCGACGAGCGTCTCGTCGTCCTCGGGGTTCCAAGGCGAGAAGATGGCGCAGAGAAACGACAGCTGCTCATTGCACGACGCCATCAACAGCTTCTCCCACGTCAGTTCGTGGACGTCGCGGCGCTGCACAACGACGTGGGATATCGGCGTAACCTCGGTGGGGAATGCCGCAGGCAACGCCCACGCCAGTGGATCGTCAAAGCGGCAGAACGGGCCGGTGAAGGGCGGATCGGGCGGGATGGGGGCGGTGGGCGCACTCATGACAGGGTTCGCCAGTTCAGCAGCAATGCGCTCGTGAAAGCGGGTGACGCCGTTGCGCTTGCCGCGCTTTCGACGCTTACGCCCGGAGTCGGAGACCGGGGCGGGGGGCTCGTTTCTTCGGCCCGTTCCTGCGCCAGCAGCATCGCGAATATCGACAGTGCGGCTAGGATCGCGAGCACGATCAGCTTGATGTTTGTCCACACGCGTCAGGCTCCGACTTTCGGCGGCGCCTTGCGGTCCTTCGTCATGAAGACGATGAAGACCGGGACGTCGAGCAGACGCATGCCGTGGAGGCGCTGGAAATACTGGCCCGGCTTTTTCAGCGCGTGCTTGTACATTTCGCTTTCCATCCGCATCGGGTCGATCACCGACTTCGGATGCATCAGGAGCGCGACGGAGCGACCGTTGTCGAAGTCGGACTCCGCGTGCATCTTGTACTCGTCGGCGTGCTTGGTGAGCCACGCCTTGACGAACGTGTCGGGCAGCCACCCGAGCGACGTGTCGGTGTTGGGGCCTTCGCCGACCGGGAGACCGGGCAGCGTCTGCGGTTGCGCGGGGATCGTCAACTTCTCTGACGTGATGCCACTTTTAGTGACGATCTTGTTGTCGGGTTCGTCGGTCATGTCCGCTTTTTCCGGTTCTTGCCGACGCCGCGCTCTTTGCGAAGCTCGCGGAGTTTTGGCCCGGTGTACTTGCTCTCGTCGAGCAGCCGCATGCCTTTGATGGCGACGGGCTCGCGTGACGTGCGGTGTTTGGCGTAGCCCTGGACAGAGTATTCGACGATCGTCAGACCGTGAAACTTGCCGAGGCGGGCGTGACCGATGAAAGAACCATCGGGCATAATTTCCATGGCGTATGGGCTGCGCATGGGATTACTGGACCACGGCGCCGATGGCGGCGATCACGAAGACGACGAGGAACGCCAAGAGCACGATACCGGCGTAGACGAGGAGGGGCGAGAACACGATCCACCACGACAGCGTGGCTAATACGGGAGTGAGTGCGAACGCTTTGCCGACAAACATGAGGAGGGTCAAAGCGACGACGAGAAAACGGATCATCGGAGGATGTTTCCTGCGTTAAAGACTAGACTTACCGAAAGGAGATCGCGGCGCTTTACGAACATTTCGCCTTACCAGACTCACGGGACAAATGTCCCACCTTGCAAAACGGCCCCGTCAAAAGGGCGGTTAACTGCGTTGTGGGTTTTGGTACCGCTCTTGTCATTCCGGCTACTGTCCGCTTAACTACGCGGCGCTTTGATACTCCTTTCGGCTCGTCAGGGAGGTAGTGCCACGAGACCGACACTGTCACAACCGCTGACACGCGTCAACAGGAATGACACGTATGGTTACTTCGCTTTCGCTTTGGCCTTAACGGCCTTGGCAGCGGCGGGTTTGGCAGCCGTGGCACCAGCCGGGCGCTGGGCCTGGGCTTTCGCCGCCTGGGCCTTCATCTTGTTGTTCTGCTCGGTCTGCTTGGCGGCGACCTTCGCATCGATCGCAGCCTGCCGTTCCCCCGCCTTGTTTGAGCGCACGGTCTCGCGGACATTGACGTCCTCGATACCCGCAAGCTCCTCCTCAATCTCAAGCTCCCACTCTTTGAGAGCTTCCATGATCATCTGCCCCTTGTCCTTGTAGCCGTCCATACGCGCCTGCGCGTCGGGCTGACCGGGGAAGTTGGAGGCGGATTTCAGCTGTTTCTCGAACTCCGACAGGCTCATCCAGGCAGGCACGACCTCGGCTTTGACGAGATAGTCGTGCAGGACCTCGACGGGGATCAACCCATCGGCGTACATACCGGCGACGGCGCGCATCTCGCGAGCGCCTGCAAGGTTGAGCAGGAAGTCGCGATTGTGCTCGACGCTTACGTTCGGATTGCTCTCGTTCTGCCACCACAGCCAGACGTTGAACACGCGGCGGAAGTTCTCATCGAGGCTCTCGACGGCGTTCAACAAAATCACCTGCTCGTTGCGATCTTTGACCGCAACTTGATTATCACTTTCGGACGTCGAGCCGGTCAACACGCCGACCATACGCCCGCCGAGCGCGGAGGCCTGAGCCTCTTTTTCCTTCAAGGCGTCGGCGAGGAACTTCAAGCCGTTGCCGTTGAACTCCAGGATGCCCGGCTTGGAGCCCGGCGCCGTCTCCCAGACGACGGAGGGACCGACCGTGTAGTCGCCGCCGCTTTCCTGGCCTTGGGAAAGCTCGACGTAGTAGACGGGCATGCCGGTGTAGAAACGCCCGTGCTCCAAATGCGCGTAGGACCGGTAATGGCTGATGTTCAGACGCGCAATGTCGATCATCGGCGGCTTCTCGACCTCCGTCGACGACCACAGCGGGCCGAACACGAAGAACGGGATGAAATCGAGCGGCTCACCCCGGCGCGTCGGGATCACCGTGTCGACCAGATCGTTCGGATAGTTGGCATCCGCCTCTTGCTGGGCGTAGTATTTCTGCACGTAGGTGTACTTGGCGATGCCCGTCGTCGGATTGGGGGCGACCGTCAAAAGTAGCTCGCGGTAGCGGATCAGGTGCTTTTTGGCGAGCGTGCCGGGGAAACTGGCGACCATCACCGGGTCGATCTCGCGCAACACGACCTTCGACAGGACGGTCTTGCCGTGCATGTCGTGGTTCGGGTCTTCGATGACGGTCGTTTCCCAATCGAGGATGTTTTCCGCGATGTACATATCGACGAAGGGCTTGGGATCGGTCGAAGGCGAGCGCGGGAGATCGACCAAGATGCCTGCACGACCCACTGATAGCACCTCTTGGCAGACGCCCTTCATCAGGGGCAAATGCGAGGCGTTGTTCTTGGTGAAATGCTTCAGGCGCTCGATCAAACGCTCCGGGATTCCGGTGATGACCGGATCGCGGTAGAAAATGGTACCGACAAGCGCGTTGATGGTGCGCCCGGTGAAGGGATAGAAGGTCGCCCGCTGGAGGTAGGCCTCGTACTCGTTGGCGTCCTGGCTATCGAGTTGGGGCAGGTACTCATGCCGCTCGTCCTTGACGTCACGCTCGCCAGCGGCAACATCGCGGATCAATTGCCACTCGTCGTTCCAGTATAGGACTTCGGGGTGAACCCAGTCTGGAAGGTTCTTCCGTGTAGGATTGATCTGGTCCTTATTGACCTGACGTGCCATGGGTGCCTCGCGCCGCGTAGGGTGTCGGGCGGCACCGCCCCCGACGTGTAGCCGCAACAATATTCACAAATTGGATAGTTTGTCAACCATATTCACAGGATGTCATTGCTTTTCACGACTGACAGGCGCAAAGGTGGGGCACAGAAACGCTCCATGTGAAAGGACCAAGACTGTGAAAATTCTCACCGCACTCGAAATCGAAAACCTCGGCGACGTGCCGATCGGCAAGCCTGCTGCCCTGATCCAGTACCTCTCCAGCCTCACCGCCACGACCCTCGAAGGTACGTCGATCGCGATGCTCCCTGACGACATCCGCATGCGGGTCATCACCGGCGCCGTCATGACGCTCCAGGCGGTCAACGCCATCAACGAACACGGACACGAGGGCAAGAACAAGGACGTCATCGACGGGCTTCTGTCGGCGTTGGCGGTTGCCCTCGATCTGGCGAACCAAGCCAACAACCGGCTCATCGTGCTGGTTGACGCGCTCGCCGCCGCTGGCCTTCCCGTCGACATGCTCAACCTCGACGCCGCCCTCCGGGCGCGGTTGTCGGCAAAGCTGGAGAAGGCCGCGTGACCCGTACCCTGCACCCCTTCACCGCACTGACTGAGACGGACGCGTCTGCCGTCCTCAAGTCCCGCGCAGCCGCCATCCAGGCGGTGGTGAGCAAGCCCTACGACACCCACTCGATCGAGGAGTCGAAGCTGCTCAACAAGGACTCGCGTGACAGCATCGTGTTTGCGGTCCTGCACCAGGGCCTCAAGGACGACGCCATCACGCAGGCTATCAGCCACCTTCTGGAGAGCATCGGGGTCCTCCAGCAGCGGACTGCCATCCTGTCCCGGTGCCTTTGGGACGACAAGTACCGCGAGCAGCTGGTCGCTGACGTTCACAAGAGCCTTCCTCCCCCGGCGCCGGTCGAACCCGTTGCCGAGGCGGTCCCCGCCGTCGAGGACGACGGGGCCTGACCGAGAAGACCTGAGAACCGGGGTTAGGGACGCGTATTGCGAGCCCTTCAACTGCTTCTTAGGCAAGCTCCCAGGGCGCCCCATGTCGCCCTGGGACCCTTTTTCATTGGATGGGACCCAAAATGGGCAAGTACATCAGCAAGTTCTTCGTCCCGATCCACACCGTGGCGGGGCAAAAAGAGCCGTCGTCGATTGAGACGTGGCTGCGTCGCACCGATTGGCGGGGACACGCCCATCATGACCTTTTCGCCGCCTACAAGACGCTGGAGGCGGCTGGGGTCCCTCCCGAGACCATCCAGGAGGTCCTGGAGGACGTTTTTTACGCCGGGCAGTCGAATTGTGAGTGCGGCATGGTCTAATGGGACCCAAAAAGGGTAAATTTTTCTCAAAAAAGGGGTCTCGGAGCAAAATTTTGCTCGTATGGGACCCAAAACGCGTAGAACATGCCCCTTACACATGGTGCGCCCGCGTTGTACCCGCAACCCGCCGGTGGCCTTGGGTCCCATAGGGTAAGAAATTCGTAAAAGTTTGTGCTGTTCTGGCACGTTTCGTGCGT